GAATACGCAAGACCTTATTACTCAGGTGCTATGGCGGCTATATATGAAGCAAGACAGGAGTTAGACCCTGAATCCGTAGCTGCTATAGAAAAATGGATTGGTGAAAGCCAGCACGAATGGGACAGGGTTAGTGATTCTTACTATGAGTATAGTAATAGTTTAATTCAAAATTCAGGCACACCTATTAACTGGGATTATATTGATAGTTCTCTCAAGGCTTATCTGGCACAATTCCCTGCTGATATCCAACAATACGTGATATCCAAGAAAAACGCATGGATTGAGGAGTTGCCGGAACCAGCTAGAACAGTCGAACTTGAAAGGCAGGCTGGTATCGAAGCGGAGACATGGTGGGATAACTATAATAAAAGAAAAAAGGAGGCTGAATTAGACGAAATAAACAGATTAAAACGATTGAAATTTCTAGGGCAACAAACTAAACCAAAAGAAGGAAGGTGAACCATGGTAGATGGCTTTGATGTGGTTGCGGAGTCTAAGGGCGCCGAGCCGTTGGAGTTGGAACCGGGTGTAGTTTCTGTGAATGACCAACCAGAGAAAGTGGAAGGCCAACCAAAGGAACCAGCCGCTCCAGTTTCAGAGACACCAACAACACCACCATTAAAGGACACGCCAATCAATGAAACCCCAGAGTTCAAAGAAGCGCTTATTGAAGCGCAGAAGGGATGGGACAGGCGGATTGCTTCACTTAAAGCCGAGAGCGATAAGGCGAAAGTCGATGCGCAAGCGGCAAAGGCTGAGTATGAGAGTGCAAAGGCCGACCTTGATGCTCTGAAAGTCGAGCATGACGAAACTGTTTCCAAAGCCTTTGGCGATGACCCGGACGCACGGCAGGCTTACCTCGATAGAAAAGCTACAAACGATGCGAAAAGGGAAGTGCTAAGGTATAAAGCCGAGGCGGAGAGAAAACTCGCTGAGGCGGAGAGGATGGTGTGGTCGGTAAACATGGCTCGAAAAGCACAGTCTCTCCATCAGGAAACAGGCGTACCAGTTGAAGAACTGGAAGAGTGTACTAGTTTAGAGGCTATGGAGGTAAAGGCTTTACGCTTTCAACTGAAACAGCCGGCCAAAGTGGAGACTTCTGTTAAACCCCCTGAACCACCTGTCACCCCACCGGACTCTGGAATAAGCACTGGCAAAGGCGGGAAGTTAAGTACTAAGGATTATGACACTATGGATATAGATGCCATAGCGGAACATCCTTCTACCAAAGCCCGCTACAAATAAAAGGTCGATAGATTGCCGCAGGGGAGCAGTCGAACAATAAATAAAATAGGAAAACAATAAAATGGCAAGCACTTACATTACCGAACTAGCTGTTGCTAAAGAGTCTGTGCTGGCTCTTGAAAATAACCTGGTTATGGCGAACTGCGTGCATCGTGCCTATTCACCGGAGTTCCAGAGTGGTCGCGGTTGTACTGTGGTCATCCGTAAACCCGCTAGCTTTACCGCTACTGCCTTTACCTCAACGGTGGGTTACTCCACCATAACTGAGGGTAGTGTGGCGGTTGTCCTCGACAAACTATGGGATGTTTCGTTCCAGGTTGGGGCCAAGGAAGCTGCTCTGGACATCGTAGACTTCTCTGAGCAGCTAATCCAACCGGCTATGAGGGCTATTGCTCAGGCAGTTGATAGCGACATATTGAGCAGGTCAGCCACGGCTTGCGCTGGTCACTTCCCAGTTACTTCGACCCCTGTGGTTTCGGACATTTCCGGTATAGAGGCTGTTCTGGACGTACTGAAAGCACCGCCTACAGATAGGCGACTGGTGCTGAACCCTGTTACGAAATCGGCTTACATGGCTCTTGATGCTTTCCTGCACGCTTCCAAGCGTGGGGATGGCGGACAGGCTCTACGAGCTGGTGAAATCGGGCAGGTCCTTGGCTTCCAGACCTACATGGATCAGAACGTACCGAGTCAGACCAGGCGGTTCCTTGATGCCAACGCTGCGGTAGCTGGTACTGGAAACTTGACTGGCGCCCTGGCTGCGGCTGATACCGCCTGCACCGTTACTGGTGCGACTGCGGCTGCTGTCAGCACGGCCCCGATAGGGACACCGTTCAAGTTCACCGGCTATGATGAGTGGTTCTACATGACCGCTCCTTGCACGGCAGGCACAAGTGGTATCGCTACTGTAACCCAGTTCTCCCCGGCAGTCAAGGCTACTATAGCTGATACTGCGGTTGTGACCTTCCAGATGACAGGGCGAGACAACTTAGCTTTCCACAAGAACGCTATAGCTTTCGTAACTGCGCCTCTTGAACCGCCTATGGGCGGGGCTAGGGGTGCGGTTGTGAGCCGTAACGGGTTGTCTTGTAGGGTAGTCTTTGGGTATGACCAGCAATACAAGTTCAACAACGTATCCATCGACATGCTCTGCGGTGTCAAGATGCTGGACAAAGACCTGTGTGCTAGGCTCATAGACAAGCGCTAACATAAAGTGAGGGGGGTTGGAGGACGCTCCTCCCCCCTTACGGATAAGGAGATTTATGAGAATATTATGGTCGAGCAATAGTCCCTTCGTAGGGAGTGGTTATGGGATGCAAACCGCCATAGCCTGTAGTCGCTTGAAAAGCATGGGGCATGAGCCTGCTATATTCGCCTTCTGGGGTCTAGCAGGTTCACGGGTGGACTGGGGTGATATCCCGATATACCCGAATAACCCCGGCGATTGGGGGGTACGTCACGCCAACCTGTTCTATGATAACTGGCAGGCTGATATCTTAGTAACACTGATTGATATCTGGGTCTTGAAGCAGTTAGACCCGAAGATGAAATGGGTTCCGTGGTTTCCTGTTGACCATGACCCGGCGCCGCCAAACGTGGTTGATGTCCTGCGTACTTCTCCCGGTATTGTCAAAGGTATTACCATGTCCAAGTTCGGGACAAGGATGATTGATGCTTGTGATATCGAGACATACTACATACCGCATTCAGTCAATACAAACCTGTTCCAGCCTATGCCTGAATGGAGGAAGGTGGGGCGGGGGAAATACGGTTGGGAAGATAAATTTGTTATCGGAACTGTAGCTACCAACCATACGGAAAGAAAGAACTGGACTGCTGGCATGAAAGCGGTCAAGAAGTTTGAAGCCCTACATCCGGGGGAAGTCATCTTTTATATGCACACAAACCCGATGGATGAGAGAGGTATAAACCTGTTAGAGTTACGCAAGGCTCTGGAGATGGAGAACTTCACTAAGTTCCCATCACAGGCTGAGATGGTTATAGGTATCGAGATGGAAACGATGTCTCGTATGTATAATGCTCTTGATGTATTTCTACTGCCAACAAAGGGGGAAGGGTTCGGTATACCGTTAATTGAAGCGCAGTCATGCGGAGTGCCAGTGATAACCACAAACTGCACAGCACAGACAGAATTGGTAGGCGGCGGATGGTTTCTCAATGAACTTAATCCTATATGGACAGCACAGAACTCGTGGCAGTTTGAGTGTAGTATTGATGAGATTGTTGATAAACTGGAGACTGCATATAAGGCAAAGAAAAGCGGTAGTATCGTGGGGTTTCAGGATGCCGCTCGCAGAAAAGCTCTTGAATATGATGAGGATTTAATTTACTCCGAATACTGGCCCCCTGTTCTTGAGGATATCGAGAAGCGATTAAAAGAACCTAAGAACATGGAAGGAGTACAGCAATGGAGGCTTGACCTTATTCCGCCTACCTGTGTGCCTCGGAAGGTGCTAGATATCGGTTGTGGTGTCACTCAGCCCTACCGTAAAGTCCTTGAGCATCTGGGGGAGTATGTTGGTGTAGACAATAGGGATGGGGATGGCACAGATATTGTCCATGCCGATGCCCACAACTTACCGTTCAAGGATAAAGCGTTCGGTTTCGTCTGGTGCAGTGAATTGCTGGAGCATGTGGATGACCCGAAGCGGGTAGTTGATGAGATGAAGAGGGTAGGGAAGCACGGTGTCTGTTTATTCTCTACTCCGCAAAACAAGTTCTTTAAGTTAGACCCTGACCATAAGAGGGTGAAGTTGCCGTATACTACGGTTTATTCTGGTGATGGACTCATAAGTTGGTGATGACAGAATTAAGCAGCAGTTATAAGAATCTTTTAGGCCAGTTCGGCAAGATAGCTGACAAGTACAAGGTACATAAGAATTATAAGAAGATGTATCGCGAGTATGCCGATGTTAGTCAGGCTATTTGGGATGATACCGAACGCGGGGATTATCTATCTGACGTTTGGTATAACCTGAACTGCAACGATATATGCAGGGATATGCTTGGAGATATCTGTGTAGGAAAAAGAGTGCTGTCTATCGGTGGCGGGTTCTGGATAGAGAAAGCATTGCTCGATAGCATCGAGGCTAATGAGATTGTGAGGACGGATATTGTAGCCGAGGAAGGGGTGATTGAGGAAGATGCTTCTGACCTGTCGTTCAGTGACAGCACGTTTGATGTGGTGATATGCCGTGAACTTATTGAACACGTACCAGATGAGCAGGTAGTCTATAGTGAGATAAGAAGGGTACTCAAGCCTGATGGATACTTACTCATCACCACTCCCAATGTATATTCATGTGCTATAGATGGCACGTTCCATGTTAGGGGATACACGCCCACCAGTTTTCTTGCTGAGATGAAACACCAGGGCTTCAAGATAATAGATAAAAAGGGGAATGTACCCTATATATTTCACGGCCTTAAAATGTATATGCAGTCCGGTATTGATATCGTGCTGGAAGATTTCAAGAAGATAGATAAACTAACCAGGAATTATAAGAACCGATATTATATCGGCACAAACCTGTTTGTATTGTGCCAGAAGGGGGAGCATGAGGATATTATTAACGCAGCCTAAGCATAACCATGGTCAGCCATATGCTGAGGCACCATCCACGGCCCTACTTATACTCGGCACGATAGCTGAGAAACTGGGGGATGATGTAAAAATAATCCACTATGATGTTGACAGGAGTGATATCAGGGATGACTTAGCTGAGTATCGACCTGACTTGGTTGGTATCACCTGCAATACCTTTCAGGTTAAAGGTGCAAAGTTTATTGCTAAAATGGCTCAGGCTTTCGGCGCCAAGGTTGTTATCGGTGGCGTTCATACTCCTTATCTGATAAACCTCAATGACTATAAGCCGGTGATTGGGGAAGGAGAAAACGCTTGGCTCGAACTGCTTATGTCTGAAAAACGTATAAACAACATTGATGATGTGCCGATACCAGACTATAGCCTCATTGACTTTGATAAGTTCTGTGGGGCTGCACCTATAGGTGGTAGTTTGCAGACGGCTATCATGGCATCACGGGGTTGCCCGTACAGTTGTACGTTCTGTAACACACCCCTATGGTGGGGGAAGAAAATACGATACCGGGACCCGGAGTTAGTATTAGAGGAAATTGAGGAGCTGCATCACAGCTTCGGGGTTGACGAGGTATTCTTTCAGGATGACACGTTTAATATAAACCATGAATGGGCATACAAAATCCTCAACAGTATAATTGAGGCGGGGCTAAATAAGGAGATGGTGTTTAAGATATGCTGCCGGGTAAATGAGAGTCTACTTACCCCTGAATTTCTGGAGCTGGCAGCTAAGGCTGGTGTGTGGAATATATTTTACGGGATAGAAAGCGGTAGCCAGCAAATGCTTGACAGGATGAAGAAAGGTATAACGGTAGATGAAATAAAGAGGGCTATCAAGCTAACGCATGAGGTAGGGATAAACTCTCAATGTAGTTTTGTTGTGGGCTTGCCGGGAGAAACCTTGCAAACACTGAGAGAAACTTCATCATTGATAAAGATGACCAAGCCTGATACCTACGGTTGGGGTTTCTGGTGTCCCTTCCCTGGAACAGAGGCTACAAAAGAGGCAACCAGTAAAGGGTATATTAAACATACGGATTATGATGATTACGGGTATGGGCTGGTACTGGCTAGAACGGACGCACTAGACTTTAGCGAATTGGAGAAGTTTCAAGGATTTGAGGTGTTAAGTTAATGAACAAGATAAGTATAACTGAACTAAAACTATTCAAGACTACTGAACTCCAAGCATCACTGCCGTTTGAGGTAACGTCAGATGGTATAGTTATTGCGACAGTATCTAGCGGGCTGGAGAAAGTTGTAGAGATAAAGGAAACCAAGGACACCGATAGAGCAACCAAGTGTCCGAACTGTAAGTTTGTTTATAATGTTACTCCGCCCGACAATCTCCCAAACTTTTTCAGTATTCAACACCCATAGGAGATTAGTAGATGGCTGACAGGGTATTAGTAGATACAGCAGGGAGAGCATTATCCGATATAACAGGTGAGAGGACGCTAGTTGATTTCAGTGGGCGTACCTTATCGGATGTATCGGGTTCGGCAGGTGTATGTTTTCCTATAACATTCCCAATGTACTTTCTTACTGGGTATCCGCCCAGGGATTTGAATGATTTTACAGGTAGAAACATGAGTTAGTGAGGTGATGAGATGGCTCTCTATAGCAATACTTTAGCAGTAACAAGACAGCATTTAAGGAGTGCTG